GGGAAAGTGCCTGCCCTACAATCTGGCAGACCTCGCTGGGTTCTACGGTATTCATTTCCTCCGTCGAGGTCTTGCCGGTCAGGGATTCCAGAACCGGCTTGTAAAAGGTCTCCTTTACCGAGTGCTTCGACCACCTTGAAGAAATCCCTGCCTTCGCGTATTTCCTAAACCAAACCGTTTGATCGAAACCAGCGGCGTTCAGTTCATCCGCGAGCAACTCTAACCAGCGGTGCAGGGAGTTCCTCTGCGTTGGCGTTTTGCCCTTCTCAGCCGACCACGAAAGCTCAATAGTCTTCCCGGCCTCGATATCGGCCCTCATCTTCGCCATTTCGATGGCGAGCTGGGCGAGCGTTTTTAATTCCATGTTTTCTGCGCTCGAAATAGTTTACCAAATGGGTTTTTACCTGATCCCTGAACATCGGGTCGATCAGGTCTAAAGCCTTCCTCCGCTCCTCAAGGGACAACTGGCAGATTTCCGCTGCCAGCTTCCACGGTCTTTTCGGATGGCTGTACACGAATGCTCCTACTCTGCCATGCGGTCATTACGGGGTTGAGTTGTCGCCTGAACTCAATGTCCTGCCGGTTTTGCTGAGTCATAAACAAACCCGTGTCGGGGTCTCTTTGCGCCCTTTTACCCGGCAGGATCGCCCCGGCAACGCTCAAATGGTAATGAACCTGCTGTCTCGAGATGCCTAGTTGTTCTGCGATCTCAGCCTGGCAGAACTCAGGATACAACGCACGAATCTGGGCAATCTCTTTTTTGGTGACCTTTTTCATCAGAAAGGAATCTCGTCGCTCGGAAAGTCATCTTTGGTAACGACCGGCTGTTTACGGGTCGGTTTTACCTCAACTTGCTTTGACAGCTCTGGTGCCTTCCATTCTTGGATACTCACAGAAAGGAACTCCCCCTTCTTGCCGGTCTTCCACCAGCCTGAGATGGAATACTTCTGGCCGTCGATGTTGAAGTCGCCACGCATGTCGGGGTGGCTGTCCTTTTGCTTCTGGTTGTTGTTGAAAATGGCACCGCTGTTTGGTCTTTGTTCAAACATTTCAAGCTCCCATGTAATAAGTTCTGATTTTCACGCCTTTCGGGGTCTTCGTCCAACCCTTGTGGATAACGTGACCCTGCCTTTCAAGCTCACCGATCCTAGTGGATAACTTCATCGTCCCTGCCAACCGTAACGCCTTTAATCCGGTGAGCGTCTCGCCCTTCTTCAACAGATCGAGTATGGTTTTTTTCTGATCCATGCGGCCTCCTAAAAGCCAGTTGATGGTAAACAAGCAATAATGAATAAACCAATTACAATACAAGCTAATACGAATTCAAGCGCTGATTTCATACTTTGCCCTCAGTCAAAATTCCCCATGCTGTTGCAGCCACGATTGGAACCTGTCCGTTGCCAATGGCTTTAAGTCTGTCCACCCTAGCGGCCACCCCATCAGCCACTCGACCCACAGGGGATTCAATGCCCCAGATATGTCCGACACGCTCTGCGAAAGCATGATCTGTTTCCCCTTCTCTTGCCTCCGCTGGATCGCTCCCGAACCAAGATTGCCTCTGTCCCTGTTGTCTGATGCTTGTGGCGTCGGCCATTGCTTGCGCCCAACCATCGCCTCTAGATTCGGGAACCTGTCCTGATCCCACGCTGACTCCGGCGTTATTGTTGCTGCCATTGCACTGCAACTGCGTGGAGTGGGCCACAAGCCAGAACCTGTCCCGTTGATGGGGCGCTCCGCAGTCGGATGCTGAAACAATACACCACTGACAGTCATACCCCATTTCGGCAAGGTCACTGATGACCACGGCAAGTCCTCGTCCCACAAGCATTGGTGAGTTTTCCACGAATGCGAATCGAGGTCGTACCTCACCGATAATTCGTGCCATGTGCTTCCACATACTGGATCGGCTTCCTTCAATCCCTGCTCCTTTTCCTGCGGAGCTAATGTCCTGGCAAGGAAATCCTCCCGATACCACATCAACAATTCCTCGCCACGGTCTGCCGTCAAAGGTTTGAACGTCATCCCAAATCGGGAAAGGCGGGAGAATGCCGTCATTCTGTCGGACTGCAAGTACACTTGCTGGATAGGGTTCCCACTCGACTGCGCAGACGGTTCGCCATCCGAGCAAGTGTCCACCAAGGATTCCGCCGCCTGCGCCTGCGAAGAGCGCGAGTTCTCGTAAGCCTTCATCAACGCATCTGATATTAGCCACGGCATGGCTTCCCCGCTCCGTTCAACTTCGCCTTCTCAATCCCCGCCTTCCGCTGTTCTGCGGTCAATGCAAGGGACAAAAGTTGATACGCCTTGCGCGTTTTTGTCCCTTGCGAAACTTCGTGCCATAGCCAACCGTAGGCTTCGATGATTTCAGGTTTCATTCCGCCCTCGCTCTGATTGCTGCGGCGCAGTCTCCCGCATGCGTGAGTCCTCGTATGCCAGCACATCGTCCAATCGGTAGCGGATCAATCCTCCGATCTTCATGTATCGAACGCCCTTCTTGAGCGAACGATCACGTTCCAGCGTTGCTTCGCTGATTCTCCACCGGCTGGCAAGCTCAACCTGCGTTATAAATATCGGATCACTTGTCATGGTTCACTCTCAGCGCGTAGGGAATGTATGGTTCGGTTCTTTCCATGCCAGTTTGCCAGCCCGGGATCGGCGCAACGATCTTTCCGTCCGCGTGACTGTGGTGCAATAACATCTCCACTATCCCGCTAACTTGCCCAAGTTGGTATGTCAACTGCTGCACCTGATCTCGCAGTGCGTCCAGCTTTTCCTCTATGTTGCGCTCGTTCCAGTATTTTTCGCGTTGTGCCAAGCCTAGTTTGTCGTTCATTTTTACTCGCTCCTTGGTAGAGTAAATCCAAGCCGCCGGATGGCAACCTCCAGCAGCATACCCGCGTCTTCAGCGCAGTTGTCACTGCGGGAAAATGATGTCTGCCATTCCCCGCCAACCCGCTTGCCAACAAGTCCGACCGTAATAATATTTCCCGCCCTCGCATCCTCTAACCACTGCTCTAGCAGTGCGATGCAGTCTCTGTTGTCTGGCGCAACAAGTTTTAACTCGCGGGTCATTTCTCACCTCGTTCTTTGATTTCATCCCGTATCTGTTTTAGTGCGTTGTATGTCCAGTCGCACGCCAGTTCGCCTGCGCGGGAATTGCCGACTGGAATTTGATATGCCTCTATTACTTTGATGCACGCCTCACGCTCTGCTTCGATAGCCCGTGCAATCCATTCTTTACCTGCGCCCCAAGGTCTGGACTCAATGCGTTTGCGCTCTGCTGCTGCGACAAGGGCGGCGAATGTGGCGAGGCAATCATAGGTAGTCAGTACGATATCGTTTGTGCCACTTGCTTCTTGCGCCATGCGGATGATGTCGTCCCGTGTCATGTGTTCTTCTCCTTTAGCTTTGCATCTGCCCAAATTGCACCCTCGTACGCGCTTGGCGGTATTTCTGCTAAGTCCTTGACTGTAAGCCCGACCCACTGGCGCTGTGCTGCGACAAGGGCGGCGAAGCGTTCCAGCGCATCTCCGGCTGCTTCAGTCCATGACGTGGCAAACCCAGCTTCCCGCGCCATGCGGATAATGTCTTCGTTTGTCATAGTTACACCCAGCTAGTGTCTGTAAGTCTGGCCGCCAGCCCTGTCTGCGAGCTGTCGATCAGTTGTGGTTGTTTTGTCTTGGTCACCCAATTGGTGACTGCTGCTTTCCAAGACTTCATGGGGTTCCTGCCGACCTTCCATCCGTTGCTTTCGTAGTAGGCCAAGAAACGATTTGCTTCGTGGGTAGGGTCTTGTGTTCTTCCGGTCATCTCACTGATTACCTCATCGAGAGCGGGTGGCGCGAAGCGCTTACTCTCTTGGTTCTTGGTTATTGGTTTATGTTTCTTGTATAGAATAGCCTTCGCACTGCCTTCGGATTGCGTTCGCAATGCGTTCGCATCATCATTTTCCCAGCGTTTACGGGCACTCATTGCCGCTTTGTTGCACTTCTCCCAATATTTCTGCAATTCGCGCTCAATGCGAGGGTGTCGCCAAGTACCATCCTCATGCAGATACCAAAACTCACGCAATACGACCGCAATGCGTTCGCAATGCGTTCGCATACGAATGAGGCGAGACACTTCCTCGGCTGATTCCGGAAGCCAGATTTCGTTTAGGTAGCAGTAGTCCAACATCCGCCGGTAGGCAATGTCCTCGATCTCGTCGAGGTGAGATGTATGGGCAGAATAATCGCCAATGTTAAAGGTGTAGTAGTGCATTGACACTCCACTTAAGGTGGCCTCTGGTCGAATGCCGCGAAGCACTACCAGGGGATGGTTGAAACGGCACAGAGGCCACTTTAAGGGGAGCGTCTGTGCTTCTTTGTTTCCAGTTTTCGACACTGGTAACACTAGATTACCTCCCCTTTTAGTCAAAGGGAAGCTGCAACTGGCTTGCCGTTGGATTCCCGCTGGGTTGCCACTGGTAACCCACTGGTAACCCACTGGGTTTCGCTGGGTTATCTGTCTGTTCGGGAGCCAGCCAGCAGTCCCCGCACAGCCCGTCCGGGTTCGCCCCGCAGCGGCAGATCACACTGCCACCTTCAGGGCATCGCCGTCCTTGGAGTAAATCTTTATGACTACTACCTCCTCTGGCGTCTCAATCAGAATTGTCCGGTGGTAATAGCCGGATTTTTCGTTGTAAAGCAATTCGCCCAGATTGATGTTCACCACATTGCGCACTTCGATGTTCATGCGTATTCCTCTTGGATTAGTTGTTCAATGGTTTCGCAATCGCGGTCTGTCATTTTGCGTTGAAGCCAAGGTGCAGGGCGGCCTCGACGGTCGCAAACAATGTACTCTGCGCACTCGCCGTCTGCCGGGTGGCAGTCCTCCGGCAATAGGTGAGTGATGGCTGGGGTTGACCAGCCCGTGTTGATTACATCAATCAGGCAGGGGATGCCTGAAATACGCGCTTCAATCATGCTACTTCCTTCTTGGTTGGTTTCTTTTCACTACGGAACGGACTGTAAATAGCTTGCTTTATTACTGCAAGCCTTTTTGTAAAATATTTTCTTGCCGCATGAAATTCTTTCCTTTACACCCTGCCCGCAATCGGTTATGGTGCGCCCGTGCAATCCAGCACTCAATGAGAACAAAATCATGTACAAGCAGATTTGGCAGACCCTTTCAAAGATTGACTGCTCGGCCCATGTCGAGAAGAAAAACGGCCTCAGCTACCTAAGCTGGGCCTGGGCTTGGGGCGTCTTGATGGAGCATTACCCTGATGCTCAATACAGCTTCGACCCCCCGCAGATCTTTCCAAACGGAACGCAGATGGTTTTCTGCACCGTAACCATCGGTGAATGCAGCCGCAGGATGTGGCTGCCCGTGATGGATCACCGCAACAAGTCGATAGTTGACCCGGACTCTTTCTCGGTCAACACAAGCATGATGCGGTGCCTGGTGAAATGTCTCGCCCTGTACGGGCTGGGCCACTACATCTACGCAGGAGAGGATCTTCCAGCCGTTGAGATCCAACCAGTCACCGAGGGCCAGGTAGCAGAGTTGGTCGCGCTGATTGAAACCTTGGGCGACCGAATAAACTTGGAAGCATTCCTCGGCTTCTTCAAGATCGCTTCGCTGGCCGAAATGAAGTCCTCGGACTTCGCCAAAGCCAAAGCGTTGCTAGAAAAGAAGGCAAAGCAATGAGGATCATCACCGCAGACCAAAGAACACCGGAATGGTACGCCGCTCGACTGGGCGTACCTACCGCGTCCCAGTTCGGAAAGCTCCTCACGCCAACCGGCAAGCGGTCAACGCAAGCTGACGGCTACATAAACAAACTGGTGGCCGAAATCCTTACTGGGAAATCAGACTTTGAAGAACCCAACGCCGCAATGGCTCGCGGAACGGAACTCGAACCGGAAGCGCGGAGTTACTATTCCCTGATCAACCCCGTCGAGGAAATCGGCTTCTGCCTTCACGACGACGGCTTCGGCTGCTCGCCAGACGGCCTTGTAGGCTCTACGGGGCTGCTGGAGATCAAATGTCCGCTACCCCATACCCACGTTGAGTACCTCGTCGAAAACGCGCTACCGGGCCTGTACGTCCCGCAGGTGCAGGGTCAGCTTTTGGTGACTGGGAGGGAATGGTGCGACTTCCTTTCCTATCACCCAGACATGAAGCCATTGCTGGTCAGGGTCGAGAGGGACGAAAACTATATTTCCGCGCTCCATGAAGTATTATTAGAAACCGTTGATAGAATACAGACTCTCGCCAACCAACTGAGGAAAGACTGATGCACATAGGACAAATGTTGAAAAAGTACGTTGAAGCCAATCACCGCAAAAATACGGAGTTCTGCCGTATGGTTGGGATTTCAAGCCAAAGACTTCAAGCCTACTTCCGGTCGGCCAATGTCCGTTGGTCGACGATTGAGATGATCGCCTCGAAGCTCGGAATGAGCGGCGAGCAGTTTGTTTCAGCTTTGAAAATTTATGGAGAACAACATGGTCATCAAGCAGATCAAGCCTGACTGGTGGACATTGTCATCTGATGATGGAGTCCAGCGCTTTGTGTGGTTCGGCAGAACACGCGAGGAAGTCTTGGCAAAGTTTCGGTCATGGCTACGATGGCATGACCTCGAACGCGTGAGGGTACATCATGGACTGTAAATGTATCCCGGATTCATGGATCGGTGAGCCTGGGCCGATTTGTGACAAATACGAACCTACCGCAGACCATTACTGCGTGTCGTGCCATCACGACGCTTTGTGCCATGAGGTCAAAAATGAACCTTCTGACCGCGCTGATTGAATCAGGAATGCTGCGCGAGGACTCGCCTGGCGTGATGTCATGGCAGCCTTCAATGAAACGCGCTGAAGCTCTTGCTGCCATTCTGAGCGGGTTCAATTACAAGCCCTTCGTCGGACTCGAAGCGAAAGACTTGCAAGGGATCCCGCACGACCACTACGCAGGAGCAGTCTGGGCTGACCAAAAGTTGAGGGAAAAAAACGAATGACAAATAACATAAAGCCTTTACGCGAGCTGCCTTTTGGCTTGATACGTCAGACAAAATCAAGAGATTACTGGCGGGCAAGCAAGCAAAAGGTCACAGTGACCTGTAAGAACTGCGGAATAGAAAGCACCCAAAGCCAAGGTCAGATGCGCAAATTCCATTCTGAGGGTTACGTTTGTCTTTCTTGCAACAAGAAAGGGAAAGACGAATTGCTGGCAGCAAGACTGGCGATTGCAAAAAGAAAGTTGGAGATGAAGAAATGAACAAAGACGATATCTATTTCAATCCGCCCGACGCTTATGTCAGAGAAAAGCCGCCATGGACAAAAGATGTTGACCAACACATCAAAGATTTTTTTGCCAGCGGCGGCAAAGTAACTGTTTTAGCTCACGGGGAAAGCGTTTATGGCAAACAGGCCAAGCGTGACCCTATGGCCTTCGTAATCAATCCCCGCAAATCACGAGAGGAATAGCTCTCGCTCTTCGAGGCGGCGGTTCTGAAGTCCTTTCAGGACTCGGCCGCCTGCTTTGTTCCACTTCAAGAATTCGTCAGCGGCTCCTGCAATATCACCTCGGTTGAATTTCATCCGCAGAGTAGATGATTGCAGATTTCCGAGACCCACGTTGAAACTGAAGGAAACCAAAGCGTCAAACTGTGCTTGGCTATCAGAAGAGCCAGGGCACAGTCTAAGTACGCCGCTCTCAAAACGCTGAAGATCAGATCGCAGAATCGCAACAATCCCATCGTCACTCCAATCCTTATCATGCTCAGGCCGCAAAGGATAGCTCTTGCGATCTTCGAGCTTTAGCTTCCCTTGCTCTGGATACAAAACGTGACCGTACCCAATCGTCCACAAATTCGCCGGACAGCGGTATGGCGAATTCCGTTTACCTTCGTGATGCTTTATCAGGTCAACCGCAGCGTCACTAACTTTCATTTCTTAAACGCTTGGCTACCGAAGTGAAAAGCTACAATGCTTGACCAGATTATCTGTGTCTCCTCATCCCACAACAGCGCCATAGCGTCTTGAAACGCAACGCCAGTCTGAATGGCGTAGTAAAACCCGAATCCATCGACAGCGCAGAGAAGCAGGAACATTCCATAGGTGATCATCGGCCTGACTAAA